GTGTAGTATATAAGAGTGCTACACACAAACAGGCACAAGAGCAACATTGGTTGTTCTAACATAGGCATAACATATAGGAGAAAAGGCACTATGGCATCATTAGCAGAAATTCGAGCAAAGCTCAAAGAACAAGAAGCCGGCGCAGGCGGCAACCGTACATCAGGCGGTGACAATGCGATTTACCCATTTTGGAACATGAAAGAAGGCGAACAGGCAACTATTCGTTTCTTGCCAGATGGCAATCAAGACAATACTTTCTTTTGGAAAGAACGTTTGATGATCAAACTTCCTTTTGCAGGAGTTAAAGGCGAAACAGATTCACGCCCTGTACAAGTACAAGTTCCGTGTATGGAAATGTACGGAGAGTCATGTCCAATCCTACAAGAAGTACGTGGTTGGTTTAAAGACGAAAGTCTTGCAGACATGGGTCGTAAGTACTGGAAAAAGCGTAGCTATATTTTCCAAGGTTTTGTAACTGACGATCCACTTAACGACGAGTCTCCAGAAAATCCAATCCGACGCTTTATTATCGGTCCACAAATCTTCCAACTTATTAAAGCAGCACTAATGGATCCAGATATGGAAGAACTGCCAACAGATTATACTGCTGGCGTTGACTTCCGTCTATCAAAAGGTTCCAAGGGTGGTTATGCCGATTATGGTGCAAGTAACTGGGCACGTAGAGATCGTCCACTAGGTGATGCAGAGATGGCAGCTGTAAATACACATGGCTTGTTTAATCTTAATGATTTCCTTCCTAAAAAACCAGACGAAGCTGGTGTTAAGATTTTGACAGAAATGTTTGAAGCGTCAGTAGACGGTGAAGCATATGATGCAGATCGTTGGAGCAACTATTTCCGTCCAAGCGGAATGGCTGCACGTACAGGCGATCCGCAAAAAGCGGCCAGCCCACAAGCAACTGCTACAAGTCAAAGTGCTCCAGTAGCACCTGCACCTGCACCAGTAGCTGAAACTACAACTGATACTGGATGGCAAGAACCTACTACACCACCAGCAGCAGAACCAGCAGCAGAACCAGCAGCAGGCGGAGCGCAAGACATCCTTGCAATGATCCGTTCACGTCAAGGTTAATAGCAAATAAAAAGGGTTGCTTTATTACATAGCAACCCTTTTACTTCATTCATTTAATAGGAGATATACATGGCAACTAAGTCATTCGATCCAACGAAGTTTCGTAACTCGTTGACAAAAAGTATTAAAGGCATGAGTGCTGGTTTTAACGATCCAACTGATTGGATTAGTACTGGCAACTATGCACTAAACTATCTACTAAGTGGAGACTTCCGTAAAGGTATTCCTCTTGGTAAAGTAAGTGTATTTGCAGGCGAAAGTGGCGCTGGCAAATCATATATTGTAAGTGGCAACATTGTTAAGTACGCACAAGAGCAAGATATTTTTGTTGTGCTTATTGACACTGAGAATGCACTAGACGAAGCATGGCTACAAGCACTAGGTGTAGATACATCACCTGAAAAGATTCTAAAACTCAATATGGCAATGATTGACGATGTAGGTAAAACTGTAAGTACGTTTATGACAGACCTAAAAGACATGCCTGAAGAAGAACGTCCAAAGGTATTGTTTGTGGTTGATTCGCTTGGTATGCTTATGTCACCAACTGAAGTTAGTCAGTTTGAAGCAGGTGATATGAAAGGCGATTTTGGTCGTAAAGCAAAGGCACTAAAAGCACTTGTTACAAACTGTGTAAACATGTTTGGTAGTTACAATGTAGGTATGTGTGTTACTAACCATACATATGCATCACAGGATATGTTCGACCCAGATGATAAAATCTCAGGTGGTTCGGGCTTTGTGTATGCAAGTTCGATGGTTGTTGCTATGAAGAAACTTAAACTTAAAGTAGATGCAGACGGCAACAAAACATCACAAGTGCATGGTATTAGAGCAGCGTGTAAAGTAATGAAAACACGTTACAACAAACCGTTTGAAGGTGTACAAGTTGAGATTCCTTATTCAACAGGCATGGATCCTTACAGTGGATTATTTGATATGTTTGAAACCAAAGGCTTGTTAGAAAAAGTAGGCAATCGTTACAAGTACATTACTAGTGAAGGTGACGAAATCCTCGAGTTCCGCAAGCGTTGGACAGGCGAACTGCTTGAACGTGTTATTGAAGATCTTCCTGCAAAAGAAGAACAAATGCTAAATATCGCGAAAGCAGAAGAAGAAGCAGCAAAGGCAGCCGAGGATGCTGCACTAGATGCTGAGGAAATAACAGAAGAATATATTGAGGAATAATAATGAACGAAGAAATAGCAGCCGATTTATGGAACTTGTTTAAAGAATTTTTGGATAAAAAACATGTTGAACTAGCAGCAGAACGTTATGTTGACATGTTGGCTGACTATGGAATGTCTGAAATCCAGTTACAAGATATGATGGGGAATAGCAAAAGACTTGATGCTGCTATTCAATATTATCTAGAATTAGATCAAGATGAAGATTCTGATGAAGACGAGTGGGATGACTAATGGGATGGTATAGTCGAGTTAGTCGAGACATATCTGAAATACCAGCAGCAATACAACACTTTGAGAACGAGTTGGTAACAGCTCGTTCTGAAGTAAAGTTAAAAGGCAGTATTGAAAAAGCTGCTGCTGAGATGCCAGGCATTGTTGAATATCGCTTTAATCAACTACAAGAAGTTGAAGCTATACTCGAATTCCTTAATATTGAACTACGCAAACTGCGTAGTTCTTTTTTTAGAAAATATCTAGAAAACTATCAGCGAGCATTGTCAAGTCGCGATGTTGAAAAGTATGTTGACGGCGAAGCTGACGTATGCGACTATGAAAAGATTATTAATGAGTTTGCATTAATACGCAACAAATGGTTGGGTGTTCTAAAAGCACTTGATCAAAAACAATGGCAGATAACTAATATTGTAAAGTTAAGAGTTGTAGGCATGGAAGATGCATCATTATAAGGAACATCATGGCATTTAGTAAAGAATATTTAGAACAACTAACAGCACTACATAACAGATCGAAATTTGGAAGTGGCAATGATATTCCGTATGTTGTTTCTCAAATTTTAGAAAATAAGGATATTACGAGTATATTAGACTTTGGTTCTGGCAAAGGTTATACCTCACAAGCAATTACTACACAGTTTCCTAATATAAAAGTGTATACATATGATCCAGTTACAAGTCCAATCGATTTACCAGAATCAGTTGATATGATTTACAGTAGCGATGTATTAGAACATGTTGAACCAGAATTAATTGACAAAACGCTAGTCGATCTTTTTAATCGAGCATCAAAATACCAGTATCATTTAATTGCGTGTCATCCAGCAAAGAAATTTTTAAATGACGGTCGTAACGCACATCTAATTATCGAAACTCCTAAGTGGTGGAAGAAAAAGTTAAAAACATTTGGCTGGACTGTAGAATACGAAGAAATCTCAGAACGATATATTGAACGACTCGATATTAATGTTATAAAATATATTACAGTATTAAAAAAATGAAACAAGTGTACGAATATTGGATGCCTGATACTGATGAACATTTTGAACGTTTGATTGCAAAACGTATAAAAAACGGTGGCCCTGCAGAGTATCAAGACGATGTTAGAAATGCTGCATACAAGTATGTTACAGATTTTGGTATTGCTGTAGACGTTGGAGCCAATGTTGGATTATGGGCAAAACCACTTACTGAAAAATTTAAACATGTAATAGCATTTGAACCTCTTGAGCAAGTGTATAGTTGTTTAGAAAGTAATGTACAAAACCTAAACGTAGAAATACACAAATATGCATTAGGTAATGTAAATGACAATGTTGAAATGATTTATGATAGTGAAAATACCGGTGGCAGTTTTGTTAGTAAAGTCGGCACCGGCAATATTGTTATCAAACGCATGGATGATTTAGATTTACCAAAGTTTGGATTATTAAAAATTGATTGCGAAAGACATGAGCTTGAAGTATTAAAAGGCGCAATAGACACAATATTAAAATATAAACCTATTATTGTATGCGAACAACAAGCTGACACCAATGAATGTGCTGGCATGTATTTAAAATCATTTGGTGCTCGCGAAATAACAAATGTAAGAAAAGACTACATCTTTGGATGGTAATATGAAAATAACAATAGTTACAACATTTGGCGATCAGCATTATAACATGTATGCCAAAAACTTTATGTCTAGTTTAAAAAAATACTTGGATCCTGAAATAAATGTATTAATATATACAGATAAAAAATATTTTGAAAACACAGATACATGGAAAAACTATATTCTCGAAGACGAATGCCCTGAACTTATCAAGTTTAAAAACCGCAACAAGCATAGAGTTATTGAAAACAAAACAAAAGGATGGATATATGATGCTGTACGTTTTAGTCATAAGAGTTATTGTATAGTAGATGCTGCTAAAAAAACACAACAAGGAAGACTTATTTGGCTCGATGCCGACACTGAAATAATTGCTCCGTTAACTAAACAATACCTAAATTCAAAACAAAACCCTAATACATTTGTAAGCTACTTAGGAAGAATTGATCGATATAGCGAAACTGGATTTATAAGCTGGAATATGACCATTCCTTATGCTGCTGATTATTTTAAAAAATGGCAACATTATTATGATACCGATTTAATATATCATTTAAATGCTCAACTCGATTGTCATGTGTTTGACGCTGTTACACATGAATTTTTTCGTACACACAACTTAGTACCAGAAAATATTAGTCCTCCTAAAGTAAATAAAGATCATTTTGATAAAGCATTCAAAGGAGTCATGTATCATTATAAAGGCGATGACAAAGAAGATGTTAACACTAATTTTAAAAGACGTCAATACCGATCAAAAAAAGAAAAACTAAAAAATGAAAATAATAGTAACAGGACATAAAGGATTTATTGGCAGTCATTATTATAACTACATCAAAGATAGTTACGATGCAGTTTATCCTTATGATAAGAAAAACGGCATTGCAGATGACCTAAGTAATATCACAGTAGCAAGAAATGCGCCCGACTGCGATGTTGTTGTACACTTGGCAGCAACAAATGGCACAAGATTGTTTTATGAAAATCCAACTGATGTTTGTATCAATAATACATTGCCAACTATAAACTTGATTGAACGCTATAGAAATACAAATACTAAGTTTGTATTTGCAAGTACCTGTGAAATATTTAATGGAGCAATAGATGAAGGTTACTACACTATTCCAACTGATGAGCAAGTACCAGTTATGTTTAACAACATTACGAATCCAAGATGGAGTTATAGCGTTCCGAAAGCTCTCGGCGAAAACCTAGTAGCAAACAGCGGCCTAGATTATCTTATTATACGTTACTTCAATGTATACGGCCCAGGACAGATTGATCATTTTATCAATGAGTTTGTTGAACGTTGCAAAGCAGGTGAATACTATATCAAAGGTAACGACACTAGAAGTTTTTGTTATGTTGATGACGCTGTAAAAATGACACACAGTCTTGTAGAGAATGTCAACAACAAAACTGTGCATGTTGGTAGGAATGAAGAAACTCCTATTGCAACAGTTGCAAAAATAATCATGGGCATAATGGGAATAAATCCAGACAGACTAGAAGTACGGCCAGGTCCAGTTGGCAGTGCTAAACGCCGTTGCCCAGATACAACACTAGTACAGTCACTTACTAAGTTTGTAGACTATACACCACTAGAAGTTGGTTTAAGAAAGACAGTAGAAAGTTTACTATGAAACTAGGTATTATTGGATTAGGTGCTGTAGGCACAGCAAATAAAGAAGGCTTTGAACATATAGGACATACGGTTGTACCTCATGATATCATATTTGATACAACAATACATGATGTTCTTGACACTGCAATAACGTTTTTGTGTGTGCCAACTCCGCAAGCAGATGACGGTAGTTGTGATACAAGTATATTAGAATCGGTTATTACCGAACTTTCGCAACTTGACTATAAGGGTATTATTGCAATACGTAGTACAGTTGTTCCAGGATTTACACAACGCATGATCGACACACATAGAAATCTTACTATATGTTTTGTGCCTGAGTTTTTACGTGAACGTTGTGCAGC